CGCACAAGTTACTACTTCAAATCTAGTTATTGATGATATAGATATACCAGTAGAGATCAAGTCTGATACACCTATTCAGGTTGAGATCGACGGTGATGGAACATGGAGAAATATTAGGAGTATCTAATGCCAAACGTTAATATTTCTTGGAACAGAGATGCTGGGGACGAAAACTACATCTATGGCATGCCAGGCGGAACTATTGGACCCAATAGTGGTAGTAGAACCGTCAATGTTCCCTATGGACAAGTATATAATTTAAGTAGCAGTGGTAGTGGTCCTGGATATACATCATTGAGGAGACTGAACAGTCAAGCTTTGGGTTTGGATGATAGACAAGGATTTGCAAACACCACCACATACACTACTGCTTATCTCTACAGATATTATAATCCTACTAATGGTGATCATTTTTCTGGTTTAAGTTCCACAGCACCAGCTGGTTATGTTACTGAAGGAATACTTACCAATGTGTTTGTTGGCAACCAACCACCAGGAACTGTTGGTTTAGTTGACGCCGAGGGACCAGGAAAACCTACAAGCACATATACTGCATATGTTTGGCCGTGGAATGCTACATCGTTTAACATTGGTGGCACTAGCATTCAACCTAGACTGATATATTCTTTGACGAATGGATATGATACTATGTGGTCTGCTACATCTAATGAAGCATTCCCAACATATCAGTTTGATCCCAATGCTGGAAACGGTAGTAATGGATATGCATTCTACGGAGCAAACTCTCCCACCACTGTGTCAGTCAGTCAAAGTGCTGGTGGTGATGGTGACTTCAATGATATGATTGTATATGTGAATGGTGGTAGTTTCACTGGAGACTCCACATATACTGGACCAGCTGCGACTTATGGTTGCATGGATTCTAATGCTGTAAATTATGATCCTAACGCTAACGTAAATAGTTTATGTGTATATGCTAATCCAAACCCACAGTTAACTATCAATGGTTCAACTGCCACTCAAACTATTGTTGAGGGTGATGCTATAACTGTTAATTGGTCTGCTCAAGATACAAACTGGATGTATACTGGAGTTATTACTGGTGAGGGTGCGCCAGGATCACTATCATCTACTTCGTGGGCAAGTGGTTCTTTTTCTGCTCAACCTACATCAGACACAACATATACTTACAGCGTAAGTTATGCACCACCAACAAAATATGATTCGTTTAGTATTCCTGTTGATGTAAAAGAAATACCCGAGATTATCGCATCGTTTCCTAACGGTAGCACAATTACCCGTGGTGCGAGTGCATTACTTCAGTGGACTACTAGTGGTGATGCCACAACAATGTCTATTACACCAGATTATGGAGCACAGAATTTAAGTGGACAACTGACGGTATCACCTACAGAGACAACAACATATACTCTGTATGCATCAGCACCAGGATTTGATGGTAGACTGCAAGATTCTGTATCACTAACTCTCACCGTTCTCCAACCACCATCAGCAACTCTTACCATTCCATCTACTATTGATTGGGGTGACTCTAGTTTTCAAGCATTACTTGAGTTTGAAAATGTCCTATCATATGACTTGACAGTTGAATACACAGATCTAGATGGTGTTATGATCACTCATCCTGCATTCACTGCTGCAGATCCATCACAAACCACAGTTAATTTACTGATTGGTGATGAATCTGCTAGTACAACACCTAAATGGAACAACAGAGGATATAGTAGTGGTAAGGTAAAATTAAAAGCATATGGTTCTGGTAGTCTATTTGTTGAAGTGGAGTCAACATTCAATATCAACATTGACCAAATGCCAGACCCTGTTGAGATTCCATCATCAGAAGATAAATTTCTCGGTGAGGAACCAGTCATCACACCTGATGTAACAGTTACCAGTGATAACATAGTTATTGATGATGTTGACATTCCAGTAGAAATCACAGCCGACTCACCTATTCAGGTTGAGATTGACGCTGGTGGCGTGTGGTACAACGTCCGCCAAACTTGATAAATACTACAGAAATAGTGACGATCGTGGGCAGTAAATGAGCTTTTCATTCGGATCAAACCCAGTATACGTAGATGAAGGACAAACGATCCGCTTAAGGTTCAAAGCTCCTTCTGCATGGGATACAACGCAAACCGTTACTGTTCAAATTGGTGAACAGACAACACTCTGGTATATCATCACGATACCAGAAGATTTTGCGCCAGATCCATTTGCATTTACTGACCTTGAAGATGTAGATAAGAATACTTTATTCACCTGGGCAGATGGTACTAGAGTAGGTGAACCACCGATTGTCATCACTGGTCTAACCACAAACACAGAAGCAACTGTTAACGTTTACTCTAGTTTTTACAGTGCTAGTGTTGATGATTTCGCTGTAAGAGTCCAGCGAGTAAGTCAAGGCGAGACATCTTACGGTGCTTGGAGGATTCCTACAGGATCTTCTGGGATGGTTGTCAGTAATACTGACAAACTACAAGTTAGATTAAGATCTAGTCAGTCTGAAGGACAACAAACATACCTGTCTCTTGCTGTTGGTGCGAGAACAGAAAGGTGGAATATCACTACTTTTGTTAGACCACCTAACGTACCAGAACCATTCCCCAACTTTACTGATCTCACTAATCAACCATTTGATAGTAGAGTATACAGTGAGATTTTGAGAGTAACTGGACTGAATGCTCCTGCTCTTGTGGTCACTACTAACAATGGTTTGGCAGGTGTCTCTGATGGTAATGATTTCATCACTGATGATAATAATTTTCAGGTATTGGCAGAGAATGGATCGGCAGTTACATTCAATGATGCTAGTACGACAACCGTAACAATTACTAATGGACAGTATCTACAACTAGCATACGATACTGGTACAGCTGCTAACACCAGCGTTGAAAATCTTCTCTCGATTGGTGAAGGTCTTAATCTATCCAGTTGGAATGTCACTACTGGTAACTTCCCATCAACAACACCAGACGCATTTAGTTTCCCTGATGTAACTAATCAACCAGTTGATACAGAGATTGAATCTGCGATTGCACCTGTTAATGGTATTACTGGTCTCGGTGCTGGTACATTTGTGCAAGCAACACTAGTTTCTACTAATCCTGGTAGTAATTATCTGACATCTCGTGTTAGAGTACACAGAGCGGATGGTAGTGTTACTTCAAAGGGTACTTTCCCTGTTGATGTACAGAATGGTGATAAACTACAGATCTACACCAAATCATCTCCGAATAATAATGCTACCACAGGCATGGTTATTAAGGTGGGAACTAGAACTATTTCTAGTTGGGATATCACCACAGAACAGGGTGCAGATACAGATGCAATCTATACAGCACCATCAAATCTGACTGGTCAACCTACAGGCAAGTCTGTTGCTAGTGCTACTGTTATTGTCACTGGTATTAATAGACCTATTACGATTAATGCTTCTGGCGCTGGTAAGATCTCCATTGACTTTGCTACACCAGTTGAGGGACCAGTAACATTTGATCCAGATGTAAACACGGGATTTAGAATATTCCTAGTTACTGGGACAACTCTCAACAATGTAGTAACTACTAATGTTACTGTTGGTACTGGTAGCAGCAACACATTTGCGTGGTCTGCAACTACCTGGGCATCAGAACCAACAGCACCAGAATTGAGAGGCACCTGGTATGCCAAGAAAAACGCAAGAGTTTATTACGATGCTTCCAATTCTGCCAATGTTGTGGTAGAATCGAAGGACGATGGAATGGCAATCGGAACAGTTCTTACTATTCTGAAGCAATCCCTCGGTCCTGGTAGAAATACCTCTCCTGCAGCATGGGTAAGTGATACATATGGTGATCTTTCGGGTGATCGTGACTCTCGTTATCCTGGCTATTTGGCTTGCGATGGCGCACAGTATAACGTCGCAGACTATCTCGATCTCTTTCTCGTAATTGGTAATCAATACGGGGGTACTGGTAGTTGGGATGCTTCTACAAATACAGCGACTGGTAACTTTAAAGTTCCTGATTACAGGAACAGAAAACTAACAGGAACTGGTAGAGTTGATGGTAATGCAGGATCTTCCTCATTCTTGCCATCGCCTAGTGCATTTGAACCAGGAAACATTGGTGGATGGTGGTACATTGACAACGTTGATGTTACTACTGGAGACCCAACTGGTACTGGTCAGCAGAATACACCATTCCAACAATGGATTGGTAGTGGTAACGAAGCTGATGAGAGTATATTCTTTGATATTGGTACAGTTAGAACTGTTTTTAACGAAGCAATCATCGAAGATGTTGACTTTACTGTAACTGGTAACGTTAATGCTATCATTGGTCCTCTACTAGATGCTAGAGTAAATACGCCTGCTCACTCACACTTTGTTGTTACTGCAACAACTGGTACTTCTCAAGAACCATTAATTCCATGGAACGCTCGTATCATGGGATGGGGAATTGGTATTGACGATGATGAGATGTTAAACCTCGGAGGAACTACTTGGATTGCTGCTAACCTGGGTGACGAATACTGGCAAGATAGAGGTGATCCAGCAGACTTTGCTTCAAGGTGG